AGCTTGTGCTTCTTGTTGATGTTTTTGTAATATTTGTTGAGAAGCTTGAGCAGCCATTTGAGAGATTTGAGCTTCCATCTCTATTGGTATAGGTTGTTCATCTTGCTCTGTATTATCAGGATCATGGTATGGAGGTAACGTCATACCCATTTGCATTTCAAGTTGTTTACGGTATTCAAAACCTAAATGCTCCATAATATGTGCAGTCATTGAAGCTTGTAAAGCTTGCGCCATTTGAGGATTCATACCTACAAGTTGTTGTACCTTCGGGTCTTGCATCGCTGATTGGTGCACCATAATATGCGCTTGATGATCTTGATGTAAGAATGCTTTAACAGGTTTACCCTTAAGAATATTTTGATTCTCACTAACTGGGTCAACAGGTTTTTGGTCATCCGACATCGGTACTAATTTTTGATAGTTCTTAATACCTAGTACATCTAACATTTGACGGTGTAGCATCGGTAGGTCATAGAGTTGTGGAGCAGTTTGAGCTAACTGTAACGCTGCTTGATACTGTACAACTTTTTGTGCCATCGTTGCTGCATTTGGGTCAGATACAGGTATAACTGCAACCATATCATAATCAGATTGTTTAGCTTTTCTATCACCTTCTTCAGGGTCATAGCTATATTCTTCTGGGGTATAGTCACGGATAATATCTTTTAAAAGTCTAAACTCTTGCTTCATTGAGTAATGAATACGCGCTTGAATAGCTGACATTGTTTTTAATGTTCTTTCCAATACAGCTAGCGTAGTACCCACTGGACTGTTAGCAGACATATCAGATACTTGAAGCTCTGCTGAACCTGCAAACTTACGTCCTTCTTCAACGATTGTACCTAATAAAGCCATAAGAACTTGTGAAGGTTCTTTATATGGTAGAGGCATAATGTTGTCACGCATTGAACCACTAGGTACATCTACATCACGGAATTCACCAGGAGCTATCGGTGTATCATCACCTTTTACTCTTAGACCCCTAGTCTTGAAACCACCAGGCAAGTTGGACAAAGTTCCAGCATCCACGAGTTGACGTATGAGGCTAGTACCAGACTTAGCAAAAGCACCGACAAGATGTATAAGACCAAAATTATAAAATCCAAAACCAGGAATATAACCGTAGTGAACGAAATGGTTTCTTTTTTGTTGTAAGTCGTCGTCTTCATTCCAATTCCTTCTAATAGCTAGAATATTACTTGTGCCTTTTTCAATCGTTACAATATAAGGTAGTGCAATACCTGTAGGTTTACCTTTATCATCTTCATGTTCATAACCAGGTAAATCTAATTCAACATGCATTTCAAGAAGTTTAAATCTATCATCAGTAGTTGCACGGAATCCTAATTTCTCAGCAATCTTTTTCTCAACTTCATCCATCACATTAACAGGATCACCAAGATCAACATCTCGATAAAAACCTTCATGTTGAAGTCTAAGTACTTCGTTTTCTGTCTTACGCATCACGTGAGTAATACGTTCAGCTTGTTCTAAACTTGATGCACCATAGGGTACGACCACGTCTTCTGCAGGAACATACATGGATACTTGTCTTCCCAAAGACGGATCGTAGTAAACTTTTTTAAACGCATTACCAGCTAAACCTAGTCCCCATAGCATGCGTTCATGTTCTGGTCTATATTCTTTCATCACGTCTGTTAACTGATAGTTCATATCTTCTTGAACTCTTAATGCTGCTTCTTTTTTATCTTGTGTCTCACGACCAATAATTTGTGTTTTAACTGGGCCCATAGCAGGGAATGTTTCCATCATAGTTTCTGCTTGGAACTTAACTACAGCTTCAGATAGTAATGGGTGGTAAACACCACATGCACCTTCCCATGGTTCTGCACGTTCTTCAATTTTTAAACCTAGTAGTTCTAAACCATCTACATAAGTTTGAATCCAATCTTTTCTTGATGAAATATCATTGTCGTAATCACCAATAAGCTCATTAGCAATTAACATTAACTCACTTTCATACATGTCTTCTGCTAAGTTTTTTGAAAAGTCATCATCCTCTTCATCATCTTCTTCCATATGAAGAGCAAAACCAGGACCTCTGATATCTAATTCTTCAGGGTCTTTAATTTCAATTTCTAATGCAGGTTGGTCTCCAGGCATAGGCATATCTCCTAGTCCCATGGGTGCTTGCGCTAAACTTTTATCTATATCCATATTCTATCCTTGTGTCCTAATATCTAAAGAAAACTTATATAAGTTTGGGTAATCTGTTTCATTTAATTCTTCTTGGTCATACAAATTGGCGCATTCAATACATCTTAATAGGAACAAATCAACCTCATTTAGTGTCCCATCAGGTGTTTCTAGTGCTTTAGGTCTGTCAGTTGTGCTAAAAAGTTTTACTATACGATCTACTTCTGGACCGAATGTTTCTAAAATCTTTTCGCTTGTGTAGGGTAAGCATGCTATCTTATAACTACCTGTACTATATACTGAATGAAGTCCTCCAGCAAGAGCTAATATATCGTTAGCACCTTCACTTTTTAAAATATGAAACACTCTTAGTAAATGGTCTTTAAGTGAACCTACTTTATGTGGCTTTTCATTTGCTTTTACTTCATCTAAAAACTCTGATAACAATACTTCTGACTCATATATAGCTTTAGGGTCTACTGTTACCTTAAACATTAATGTTGTTCTTACTTTATTACAGATGCGAGAAAGCGACTTAGCGCAATGCTCAATATAACCAGGGAAGACCACCACCCTGCCAAAACGCGGCGTAACTGCTTTAAATACTTCGCCTTTTTCGTAGAACATTGTTTCACCACCCCAACCATAATTCCACTCCTCATTTAAATAGACTACCACTGTATGATCTTCTTTGCGTTGAGTATCTGTATGAATATAACCTTCAGTACCAAACGTGTGCCGATTAGCATAACAACGAGTTAATAATCCTTGGTTTTTAAAATACTCTTTATTTATTATATCCCATACATCTTTAAACTCTTTAGGCAACTTTTTAGCAACATCAGTTGGATTGTTCATGGTAGTTTTAGTAATGTCTACATTCCAGTGTCCATAGGGTATATTAGGGTCTGAGTGCCAACCGTAAGTCCAATTTGCTTTTTCTAACCACACATTACACTGACCTAATGTACTCTTAGATATTATATTGTCTAAAACTTTAATCATTAGTTATCCCGTGTCGTTGATTCCATCTCATTTCTTCCCACCACCATATACGTCTAAATCTTCTTACGTTACGTCTTGCTTTAGGGTCTAGTCTTCTTTGTTTTACAGGGCGACAGTTCCACATCACATAGCCGTTCTGATTCTTAAACCTATAAACAATCATTAGTAGTATGCAGCTTTCTTTCGATACTTATATAGTAAGTCATCATCTTGCTCATCACTTGGCAACTTAATAAAGCCGCCTTGTCTAAATCGTAGCAGAGCTAGCGTCGTGCTGTCCACCATGTCATCATTTGATCCACTAGGAAAATCGTTACACTGCTCTATTAACTCGTGTGCCCATCTTCTGTCTGGTGCCCATACGATACCGCTTGAGAATAAATCCGATACAGCATTGACTCGTGAAATTTTGTCTTGCCCTTTACCAGGAGTAAACTCACCCACAGGTATGCCCATACGACGCATCTCTTGATATAACGCAGCACCATTAGATTTCTTTTCCACCATGAACGCATCGGGTTCCCACTCCTTATATTCTTCTAGTACCATCTTTTTCAACTCAGGGAATTCAAGTCTTAAGTTAATCACATTTAAAAGTATGATGTTATGGTTATTAGTTTCTTCATTAAAGAAGACGCCCCAGGTAGTGAGCGCATTATAGTCCGCTCTGTTATTTGCCTCCTGGGCTGCATCTAAACTCATAATAATAAATTCACATGATGGTGGGTTATCTTTTTCCCATATCTGCCACCACTCTCTTTTGATTAACGCACCTTCTTCTGATACTGGATTTTGTAAATACTGAGCATTCCAATACCGAATATCTAATACAGCACGTTTACCTTGTAACTCTTCTAAACTCCAGAAGTCTGGCCACAGTGGTCTTTCTTCACCCTCTGGTCCTTTTAATATTGCAGGGAACTCAACCACTTCCCACGGCTCTCCGCCGTCTATCTTATTCATTTGGTTGATGATCTGGCCAGTTAAATCTAGCTTAGACCATCTTGTCATTACTACAATAATCGCTCCACCAGGCATAAGACGCTGAATAGGACCAGACTGAAACCACTCCCAAGCAGGCAAAAAAACACTTGGATTTCCTGTTTTTGCATCCTGTTCCGAATGAGGATCATCAATGATAAATAAATCGGCGCCACGGCCAGCAAGAGCACCCCCCACACCGATAGCAAAGTACTCGCCGTTAAAATTAGTACCCCAACGTGATGCGGACTTAGAATCACTCTGCAACTCTACTTTTGGAAAAATGTCTTTATACGGTTCACTATCCACCAAGTTACGGACACGACGACCAAAATTAACTGCAAGATCAGCTGTATGAGATGCCATAATGATTTTCTTGTGTGGAAACTTACCCAAAAACCACGCTGGCGCCAAGTAAGAGATAAGTTCAGACTTACCATGTCTCGGTGCAATATTGACAATAATACGTTTCTTTTTGCCATTCGCAATGTCCTCAAATAATTTAGCAAGTCTTTTATGATGTGCTCCAACCTTGTAACCAGGATATACATGATCTATAAAATCTAAAAATGATTCACGTCCAACATCTTGTACTAGTGTTCCCTCTGTTACTTTAGCTAACGCTTCAACATCTGCTGACTCTTCTGATGTAAGGTGTGATTTTAATTGTTGTAAAGCTTGAATCTGTTTAGCAATTCTTACCTCAACACTCTCTTCACTCACCGTTTTCAATGATTTCACCCTTAACTTCTTTAGTATCCTCTGCAGATACTCGTTGGTGTACCTTATTTATGAGTGCGGCTAGCTTGCGTTCTACTTCCTCTAGTGGCATGTTTGTATGAACCACTTCTGTATGCTTTTTAAACGCATCTACGCCATCAATATCACCAATAGCTCGTAATGCTGTGATTCTTTCCTTGGATTTGTCTGCAGTAAGGGCTTCTCTAAGTAAACCATTCACTACAACAGTCTTTAAATCCTTTAATTCATCAACAACATGGGTATCTAACTCAGCAACCATACCTGCAAGGCTGGCTAATGTACTATTTTTGTATTTTTTAAGCTGAATTTTGGTCTTTGGGTCAGCAATTATCGTTTTTGCAACGTGTTTTGCCTCATCTATATCATCTTGTGTGGGTTTTATCTCTTCACCCATGATATCTGAACATAATTTAATGGTATTAACCATCATTTCTAGCTCTTCTTCAGTGCTAAGTTCAGGTAATGCGTCGGAGGCGTTCTTGGGTAGGGCTATATCGTGCTCTAATGGGGGCATCATAACAACGGAATTGTCGCTAAGTGATTGAATTTCTTCTGATTTTTGGTCTATCATGTGTCGCTAAAATGTACTCTGTTAAAAGTTTGCAACTAATATAAGTATATTACACCATAATTCACATAATCTGCAACATTTTTTAGTATAATGTCTATATGAAAACTACTCTAACTAAAAAGAATTTAGAGATATTATATAATATGGCTTGCCAGATGGCTCCATTCAACAAACTT